TTATGCCATACAGGACGGCGCGGCTTCTTCAGAAGGTGCAGAGCATCGATAATATAACCGAAGTCCTTGCATCCTTTAACTCGAAACTCTTTCGGGGTCATGGCTGGTAACAATAAGCCGTGGCAACGTCGTAGATAAAGCCGTAACGCTCGCAGCACGTCCGGTTGACGGTGAAGATACTCGACCCCGTAGACGTGGTAAACTCGATTCTTCCCGTACGCCCCGTAGCTGGGAGGTAGGTACAGTCCCGAATGGTTCCTAGAATTTTTAGGAGTTTAACCGTTACTGTTCCGTCTGTAGTGGGGTCGTATCCCGATATTTCGATTACCCTCCAGTACGTATCAAAGAGATAGATTTTGTCGCTCCATTCGAACGTCGAGAGGTCGTAGGGTTCGAGGCGGAACGTAGCCGTAAGTATCCGCGCGTCCGAAGAATACAGCTGGTTCGCGTATAGCTGCCAGTACTTGTTATACAGCGTGTCGTAGGGGTTCGCGGTAATATCGAAGAACGGGAGTTCGATACCGAACATCAGCGAGTCCGTAGTTACGTCCGCATCTTGAGAGTTGTTCGTGTCGAACTGCCCGAAGAAAGGCAGGTCGTGCGCTACCGCCGTTCCTGAATTGTCTGCGAGGATACTCGTATCCAGTTGGCCGTTCCAGTACGCCAGTCGCGCCTTTACTTCGGGTAACGAGGCGTCGTCCTGCGCCTCTGCAGAAATCAGCCGGAGGATATTAAGTGGCGTTTCTGGAATCAGCGAAGTGACGAACGGAGCGAAGCCGGAGGTAATGATTTCTTCCCCCGTAGCGAAGTCGTTCGCAGGGTCGAGGATTTCGTGCTGCCCGTAAACGCGGGAGGTCGAGTTTTGGAAGGTGACGTTTACGAGGTCTTCCCCTTCGGAGTGGGTCCATACGTACCGCTTCTTCTGGAGGTCCGAAGTCGGGGTAACGGTAATATCCATTCCGAGGTCTATCTTATTCGTCCAGTCCTTCTTGTCCCCAGTAGCCATATAGTCGTTAAAGGGTTCGATATAGATTTTCTTCGGGTTGACGCGATCGGGGATAAATACGAGGTTAAAGCACTTCTGGAGACCCATCAGGAAATCTATCTGCCGCATCTTCGGCATGTTCCGCGCGGTATCCAGAGTTGAAACCCACGGGAGCACGCTTGAGATATGCCACGAGGTCCCTCCGAGTCCTACGCGGCTGCTGTTCGAGATAAACGTGACGTTTCCGGCGCTGGTTTGGGCCTGAACCTTCCACGTGGTACCCGCGGTAAAGTTCCCGGAAAAGAGTTTCTGGTATCCTCCCAAAGAGCCAGAATTACCCGTGGTTATCGTGTAGTGGGTGGTTCCGTCGGTGAGCCGCATGTTGAGCGTAGCGCCCCCGGTAGCCAGCGTAAACGTGTAGAAGAAAGACATGGTATAGTACCCCGTCACGGGAACTGTCCACGTAGGGCTTCCGAAGTCCGCGCCTAAATCGTAGAACGGACTCGTTTCTTGGAAGTTTACGTCTGTATAGGAGGTAGGAGCGGTCAAAGTCAGGTCCGAGGTTCTGCCTACCCAGAACTTCATCGAATCGAGGTCTTCGGTAAACCGCAGGTTACGCCCTCCCCCGTGGAGCATCATATAAAGGTCCGACTGTCCCGAAAGCCAAGTAGACGCGTATTCAAAACCCGCCGCTTCGAAGATTTCTTTAACCACCTCCTCGACCCGGATAAACGGGGTAAAGTCCGAAGGGTACATCTTCGAGGTGCCGGGGTTTGTCGTTTCGTTCCAGTTCCGAAACCTGTCTACTACCCCGTACCGAACGTCTCCCGAAAGCAGGGACCCGCTCCAACTTCCCGTTACGTTCGAGTAGCTAACCGAGTGGTTAAAGGCCGATAAATTCAAGTCCGACAAAAGGGCCTCCCCGACCGATTTCGCGAGGTCCGCCGTCTCTCCAAAGAACGCTAGTTCTACGTCTACGAACTGTCCTCCCGTGATATACCACCCTTTTACCTGAATATAGCCCTGCATAATCAGTACCCCGCCGTCCATCAGACGAACGGGTATCTTCTCTTTTAGATCGTACGCCGGAACCTGTGCGAGCGTGTAGGGTCCAAATACGTCCTCGTTCTTCGGGGTCAGAGGAACGCGGAACGTCTGCGAGTAACCGGAGGTAGGTTTGTTGACCTGCGTAATATCCGTAAACGCGTACGTGAGGTTTACGGGTTCGAACTCGTAAATCTCCAGTTCCTTCCACGTGGTCCGGTATGCAAGAATCGTTAGCATCGGATAACTTGAGCGAGTTCTACGTTTAGGGCTAGCTGGGTCACGCGTCCGTCTGCGGTAGTCTTATAGGTCGCTTGAGAGGTCGTGACGGTTACCGGATTCCATACCCCGTCTATTTTTGCGTACACCTTCCGCGATCGTAGCAGGAACGGGAGCAGTTTAGAATCAGCGACGTTAAAGAGGCCGTTTAGGATATACTGGAGTTTCGCGGTCTTCTGGTACGCCTCTACCTCCGGGTTAAAACTCTGGAAGGTATACGTAGTCGCGTCGTAATTGCCGAGGGCCTTCCGGTAAGTCTTTTCTTCGGTCGTGATACTACGACCCGGCCGGCCTTCGAACTTGAGGTAGTCCCACCCGCCCCGCGAGTTCGCGAACGCTACCTGTACCGCTTGGTCTTTGTAGTCGGTGCAGTCGCGAATGATAGACAGTACGTTCCCTTCTTGAACCCCAGACGCGTTCTGCGGGGTAATCGTGATTTCTTTCCACGCGGTAGCGGAGAAAATAGGACCCAGCACCTGCGCAGGCATGATACCAGCGTATACCAGAAAGCCGTTGACCGGGGAGGTCGCGGACGGGAGTTGTGCGCCGTTCGTCGTATTGAGGTCTTTCGTTACCGTAGTAGGTGAACCCGTCGGGGGAACCAGAAGGAAAGACAGCCGGGTAACATCGGATACGGTGTTGTTATTGATAAACGCGAAGAATCCTTCGTCGTCGTCCGCTGCCTGAAATGTGATTACGTTGTTTACGGGTTCCCGGTCGGTTAACCAGAACTTTTTCGTGTTGGCCGTTCCGTAGTAGTCCGAGAACGAAGGATGCAGGCCGCTAGAAACCTGCTCGTACCCGTCCATAACGTAAATATACTTCGTGGCCTGTGCGAGCGCCTCCGTCCCGGTGTACTCCCCGATTTTTACCTCGTACTTGTTCATGTTCCCGTTGCTACGAGTGTACGGGAGGGTCGAGTAATCGAAGAGCAGGGTAGAAGCATTATATACCTTTTCGTCTACCCGCGTCCGCCCCTGAATTACGCGGTTCAGGTCGAAATGCGCCCGGTTATTAGAATTCGGCTTGAGGTAGTATTTCCCTATCTCCGTCCCGTTCTCGAATACCTGTACGATAAACGCGAACGTGTCATCAATCGTGAGGGACGTTTGTAGCGTGTAGATAAGGGGTTGACCCGCGGGCATCCACGTTTCCGAAGGGTTAGACGTAAAGGAAGCGGCCATTTATTTCGGTTTCAGAGTAACAGTTATCGGGCTGGCTTTGGCTACTAGCTTTTCCACGAAGGACTCCCCTACGGCCTGTGCGAGTTTGTCGCCCTTCCTGCGGATAGCCCATTCGAAGCCGTTAACGAAATAACGAACGCCGGGTATTCCCTTACGCTTGATACTTCGGGCGATCAGGAACGCGGCGGAGTTGAGTTTCGATTCTGTTTGCTTGATAAAGGCCCCCGTTTTGGGGTCGCGGAGCCGGACGGGTTTCACCTTCATCCACTCCCGTACCGCTTCGGTAGGTGGCTGTTTGGTTCGGTACGAGAACGGGGAACCGTGGCGTACTTGATTGCCATTTACGCCCCAGTGGACGTATGACGCGTATTCGTTCGCCTTCCCTTTGGCGTATAGCTGAATTTCTTTAACTCCTGTTTTTCCGTAGCGGAACTTAAAAGCGAGGGACCTCTGGAGGGTGCGCGTAGCTACTCCGTACCGGGGATTCTTCCCGATACGTTTCGTTCCTAGTTCGCGCTTCGAAGCGTTGAGTACTTCGTTTGCAAACTCTATCCACGCTTTGTCTGCCTCTTTCATCGCCCTTGTCCTCGGTAGGGTTTCTTCCAGTTCTTCCCCGCTTTGTGGGTTCCCTGCTTCTTCTTTGCGTGTACCCCCGGACGCGATATGCTGCGTTCTATCCGGAGCGGTTGCGCCTGTGCTTTAGCCTTGGCCAAGGTTCGGGTCGTTGTTTTGCCATGCGTCGGTCTTGCTCAATGCCGCGGCTTCGTCGCGGGTAAGCACGCCGGTCTTGTCGGCTGGTTCTTCTTTGTACTCAAGCATAAACTCGGTCCCCGCGAGGTTCCACAGCAGCGTTTGCTTGAATAGGTGCCACGGAACGCTCGGCAGTTCCGCAAGGGTGTAGAGGTGGTACCAGTAGGTCATAGCCCGTAGTTTGTTTTGGTGCTGTTGTAATTGTTGCTGATTTCGGTAGCGGATAACGGCCGGTTGTATTGCAAGATTTCGCCCAGTCGGATGTTGTTGAATCGAATCATGGTGCCATCAAGGTTCACGGCTCCAAAGAAAGGACGGCGGAAGTCCAAGGCGTCCCAAGTGGTGCCAGTAATCGTGTGATTTTCTGTGGTTACTTCGCTCCCGTTCTTGTAAATCTTAAAGGTTGCACTGGTGCTTGTGCTGTAGATAAATGTGGTTGTGATTTGTGTCCATACGCCCGTAGGGACCGTCTCCGCATAGGTCGTTCTCTTGTCGATTAGGTTGGGAGACGCTTTGTAGACCGAGTAACAATATCCTGCACCCGTTCCCGTTCCTGCGTCCGTATTGCGGTGGTCGAAAGCCGAATATTTTAGGTTTGCACCACCGCTCGAGGTGTCGAGGTAGGTGACGGCGATACCATCGAGCAGTGCTGGAGATGTAACCCAATAAATCCAAAAGGACCAGGTGTTCCCGCTGGTGTTAATGTCAAAGATGCTTGTGTCGCTGTTGCCTTCCATGTAGTCGTTTACCCCGTCAAACTCGAAGTACCGACGACCGCCGCTTTCCGTCCATGTTGGACCGGTGATAGTGATGTTGTAGCCGCTGTTGGATAGGTCCGTCCACGTGCTTCCGGAGCCGCTGTAGCTGTCGAGGTTGTACGCGTCGAGGTACAACTTCAGGCCGTCGGTAATGACAGGATACCTGCGCCGCCCGGCGGCCACTGCATTCAGGAACATCATACCAGTGCGCGTTCTCCGGTTAAGGTCCACACGTCGGACGCCACGCGCTTGAGCGCCACCACCGAATACCTCGCGAAGGTCTTGAGGGTCTCGCTGCTGTTAATGGTCACGCCGCTGGCACCGACGAATGTGATTTGCCCGGTGTTGTTCTGCTCGAAGTAGATCTCCGTGTCCGCAGCCCACGTTACCGTTACTTGATTCGGAACGGTAATAGTTACCGCCGTGGTGCTTGTGGTTTGGATGTAGTCGCCCGCGTCTCCGAGCACTAGGGTGTAACTCGTTCCGGACTGGGTGCGTACGGCGCTGTAACTCGCTCCGCCTCCGCTTGCGGTAGCCCACGAAAGGGTTCCAGTTCCGTTTGTAGAAAGTACCTGCCCGTTTGTCCCGTCCGCCGTAGGGAGTATGTAGGTAGTATTTGCCGCAAGGGAAGCGGGCGCTTGTATGCGGACGTAGTTGGTCCCGTTATTGGTCCCTTCCCGTAGTTCGAGGATAGCCCCGGAGGTGGTGGTCGCTGCGGTAGTAAGCAGAGAGACAAACGAAAGAGTGCCGGAGCCGTTCGTCTGGAGTACCTGCGCGTTGGTCCCGTCGGCGGAAGGGAGGGTAAAGGTGGTACTAACGGTTAGCTGTGCGGGTGCCTGTAAAGTGATGTAAGCCCCTCCGTTATTTGGAGCCTCAAACAAACTAATAGCGGAGGCCACCGCCCCGTCTGTAGAACGTATTGTGGTGCTCGGCAAAACCGCCGAGCCTCCGCTAATTTCAATCACGTTCGCACCTCCGGATGTAAAGAAAAATTCTTCCCCGTTCAGGTCAATACTCCGGGTACCGCTTAACGTTACGTCGTCATCGTCGAGCCGTGCGCTGTCGAGTGTAATTGTATCCGTTGCGCTTGCGGTGGTAATAGTCATTCCACCGGCCGCGACCAGAGTAAGGGTATCCCCTGCGCTGCCCGCTACCACGTTCGACTGTCCGGATACGGCGATGTTGCTGAACGAGTTAATCGTGCTGTTAATCGTGATACTATCAGCCCCCGCGTTAGTGGTGATATTTACCCCCGTTCCTGAAACAAGAGTAACAGTTGCCCGCGTATCATTCGCTACTACGTCCGACTGTCCCGATACCGCAAACGTGCTAAATGCTGGCTCTTCATTTCCGGGAGTCCACGAACGAACAAAGAGGCGGCCCGTGTTCAGTTGAGACCGCGTTACGATCGCTACGGGAATAGCTGGAACCCCTGCGGTACTCGACAGTTCCCCCGCGGTCCCGGAAGCGTATAGAATCGTTCCTATAGCGTAGGCGTTCGTACTAATGCCCCGAAGTTCTCCGTACGTACGTGCGTGCCCGGTTCCTCCGATTGCCAACTGGTCCTCCGCAAGTCCTACCAGATACATAGGGCTATCTACGTCTAGGTCGAACAGACCTACCGAAACTTTGTCTCCGTGGCTGCCTATGGCCTTGAGTAGTTTACCCTTTGCGATTACCGACCCTGAACCGTTGTATACGGCCATATCTAGGGCGCGGGGTGCTCCGTTAATCCACTCCGCAGAAACCTCGTCGTAAATCAGCGCGTCGTGGTCTACCGGGTCTGTTATCGTAACGTCGGTAAGGTCATCGAGCGAACCCCCGCCGCCTCCAGTCGTTAAACTAACTACCCCGTTTCCTTCGTCCGTAAGGGTGCCGTTTGCTACTTTGATAGTATTAACCGAAAGGACATCCACCGTCCCGTCCTGCGTCAACATCCGCAGAAGGCCCCTCCGTGCGTAGACGAACCCGCCCCCTTCTGGTTGTACCCCGTCGATAGGAGCGTCGCACGCGCTACGGTCGTAGGGAAGTTGGATGCCCAGTTCCAGAAGGACCCCGGCGAGGACGTTAGACCCCGCTTCTTGCAGAGGGGTGACAGTGGCGTTTACTACCTCGTAATCCTCCGAGAAGATGAAGATATTCCCCCCGTTTGCGATGTCTGCCAGGATATCCTCCGCGCATTGTTCCGCGTCGCTTACTATCTCCTTTTGTCGCTCTGTCTTCGATTCGTAGTGGCTGGGGAGGTCGAAGATATATACCTCGAAGTCCAGCGTTTTCGTGGTGTCCTCGTACGTCGCCCCGGTATAGACCACGTGCATAAGAGGATACGAATCGAACTTCTGTAGGTCCACATCTTCCGGGGACCCAAACGAAAAGGACCGGATAAAGAAGTGGTTATCTGCGAAGTCTTCGAACCGCTTTATAATGGTGTTTAGAGTAATCATTACGGGGTGTTTTGGGCCTTAAAGGAGGATATTACCGTCTTTGCTTTAACTCGTGCGCAAGGTCTTTTAAGAAGGCGAGGTGTTGGAGGGTGACGTTAATTGGCTTTTGCGTGACCTCTTCCATACGGAGGAAATCCTCTCCCGCCAACTGGTAGAGCGCCGGGTACCACTTCCATTTGTCTGCAAGTGCCGAACCGCCTCCTCCGCCTCCAGTAAAGACGCTTGCAAAGTCTGAAGCCGTACGATTCTTATATTCCAAAAAAAAAGCAGGGCACCCGAAAAGAGGTCGGCGGGCATCTTCTTAAACGGCTCCGCGTCTTCTTTGGCCGTGTATGCCTTCAGCTTGTATTCTTTGCCTACGTGGTACTTGAGGGGCCGATAGAGTACCGACATGATCCGGTGCGCGTTTGCCCAAAAGTCTTCTTGATAGCTTTCACAGTCTATCCATTCCCCCGTCGTGAATTCGTCCCAGTCTTTGATAAATCCGTACTTCTTCCCTTCGAGGGTGAGGATAGGTTCGTGACGTGCTACTTCGGGAATGTTGTTTACCCGGTGGAGGATTTCGTAGATGTCGCCCATGGGGATAGTGCGGGCTTCCTGTTCCGAAATATCACAAACCGCGCAAACCTTTTGCAGGTCTGTCGACTTCGTGCAGAGGACCTGTAATTGACCGAGGGTTAGCTGGCTCCAGTTGGTGGGGTAACGCATCGAGGAAATAACGGGAAGAAGTGATTTCCTCAAAGTTAGGTCTATCCGATTCTATATCTTCCGTAGTTCGGGTTGCTCTGGTTGAACATAGCCGCATACCGCGCCGCGTCTATGGCGTGGTTAAACGCGTCTACCGGTTCGTTGAGGTTCTTCCCGTTTTTGTCCTCCTTCCACTTATAGTTCCGGAGTTCCTTTATCAGGTTTAAGGACCTGGAGGTAACAGCCAAAGGCTTCGAGTGGAAGAACTGGATTCCCGCACGTACGGAGTCGGGACCCTTCCGCGCTGGGTGTACGTTCATTCCGTACCCGTGTAGTTCGTCTATAGACTTCGGTTCGGCGCTGTCTGCGATAACCGTATTCTTCCCTACCTCCGATTCGAGCAGTTGGAATATTTGCCTATTCGAAAGGCCGTTCTGGTATAGTACCTCATCGAGCAGGAACGCTTCCCCGTCCGAGTACACAGCCACGCACGCCGTCGGGTCGTTCGTGTACCCGAAGTCTAGCCCGTAGGCTACCAGCTTAAAGCGTGGGTCTATGGTTTCGGTTTGGCTCCAGTGAGTGAGGATGGTGCTTCGGGATTGTCCCCGCTCTCCGAGTCCGTAGATTCTCCAGTAGTTCGGGTCGGCCACTTGTAACCGTTCAATCTCGGCAACGAGGGACGATTCAAGGAAGGGGTTATCTCGGAACGTCGACTGAAAGAACGTGGCATCTTCGCGAGGTATTACGTGGTCGTAGATCCAGTGGAATTCGTCAGAGGGGTTGTAGTCCAAAAGTACTTTACCCGTAGTTCGGATAAGTAACTGCCTGAAGTCTTCGAGGTTTAGTTCGTTCGCCTCGTTTATGAAAAGTACGTCGCGCTTGCGTCCGCGTATCTTCTGGGGCTGGTCAATACTGATAAATTCTATCAGGTTCCCTTCGAGGATATAGGTGGCGTCGCTTTTGTTGTGGTTTACCTCCGTGTAGATTCCTTCGCGCTTGAGTATCTCGAAGAAATCCCGCATAACGGAAGCACGGAGGGCCGGGAAGGTCTTTCGGCAAATGGTGAGTACCGCCCCGCCGTTTGGGTTCCTGTAACAGAACTCGACCAGCGAAAGGAGGATAGAATACGTTTTGCCCGAACGGGTACCGCCTTGGTGTACCTGTATCCGGGTCTTACAGTTGCGTACGTCGTAGTACGTCTTCGCGAGTTTCAAAGGCCTTCGCCGTTAAGCCATGAAAGGGGCGAGCGTTCCGTTACCTCGATTTCCTG